CTATTTCGGAAAAGCGTCACGAGCTCTTCAAGAGGGCATCGATATTTCTGAAGCCGAGAGTGAGGCAGACACCTGATTTATGGGGTGCGTCCAACAGAGTTTATCCACCGACATCTGGTGTACCGGGTCCGCGTGATCCAAGTTTAACGCCGTATGTTATCCCGTTTGAACGCCAGGTTCATTCAAGAACGCACAAACGAGTGGTGATGGTTATTGCTTCTCAGTGCGGAAAGACAGAAGCGCTTTTCGATATTATCGGTGAGCGGCTTGATACATCGCCGGTTCCAATCATCTTTCTTGGCCCAACTAAGCAGATGCTGGAAGAGCAGCTGGAGCCTCGGATTACTGAGCTTCTGACAACGACATGTCTCAAGAGCAGAATGGCTCCTGCTAAAAAACAAAGGCTAACGAAAAAAGTAGTATGCGGTGTTCCACTTCGACTTGCTCATGGTGGTTCATCTACTGCGCTGAAATCAGATCCATTTGGTCTTGCTGTGACCGATGAGGCAGACGAACTCATAGCCAATGTTAAGGGCTCTGGTTCTCCTATCGAACTGGTTGATGATCGCGGAAATACATATTCCGATTTTGTCCATGCGGTTATCTCGACACCTTCTGAGGGGAATTTAGAAGTGGAATACGACGAGGAAAGTGGTTTGGAATTCTGGGCTGATAGTGAGCCTGAGGATCTTCAGTCAACCATTTGGCGTCTATGGCAGTCAGGAACCAAATATCATTGGGCAATGCCTTGTCCTGAATGTGATGATTATTTCATCCCTCGTTTCAGTTGTTTGAAATGGGAAAAGCCGGTTGATGAAGATGGGCGAGAGTTGTCTTCAACGACCATGCTGGCAGAGAAAACTGCTTATCTTGAATGCCCTCGTTGTGGTGGTGTTATCGAAGATGAGAAAAAAGAACAGATGAATGCTCGAGGTGTGTTTGTTGCCCCGGGTCAGACGATCGATCAAGACGGAAATGTCATTGGCTTACCTCCAGAAAGCTGGACAATTTCTTATTGGGTATCGGGCTTAGCTTCACCGTTCGTAACGTGGGGTGAACGCGCTGCTAGATATGTCACAGCTGTTCGAAGCGGTGATCCTGAGGCTATCAGGGCCGTAAAGAATGGTGGTTTCGCAGAGCTTTATGCACCGGGTGGTGGCGCAGCTCCAGACTGGAAAGAAGTCAGGGATTGCGCCTCTGAATATGCGGAAGGTGAGTTCCCTGACGAGGCTTCGGTGGCGACACTGTGTGCCGATGTTCAGAAGGATATGATCTATTACACGGTGCGCGGATGGGGAAGCCATGGCACGTCTTGGCTCATTGAATCAGGGCGCCTTTATGGTGAGACTTCAGAGAAGGAAATATGGGAAGATCTAGCAAATCTAGTAACATCAAATTTCGATGGGGTTCCATTAAGGCTTGCTTTGATCGATTCCGGGTTTCGACCAGGAAAGCCCTTCATTGTGCCAGAGCACCGGGTTTACTCTTTCGCTCGGCGCTTTCCGAAATTCGTTTATGCGACCAAAGGCTCGTCAACGAGTATGCGCAAACCTATCGTGAAATCGAAAGTAGATGTGCGTCTCGACGGCAAGGAATACAAAAAAGGTCTGGAGCTCCTAAGGCTGGACACCGATTATCTAAAAAGTTGGGTTCAACAAAGGGTTCGCTGGGAAAAGGGAACTCCGGGAGCTTGGTACATCGGAAGCGATACGAGCGATGATTACTGCAAGCAGATTGTATCTGAGGCGAGAATTGTTGCTCCGGGTGGCAAGCACAAATGGGTGCAGAAGTCGCGAGAGAACCACTTTTTAGATTGTGAGGCTATGCAAGGCGCATGCTTCAACCTTCTAAACCTTGCGACCTTCAGAGGTCAGAAAAGACCAGATGCGAGAGATCGCAGGAATGCTGGATCACCGAACTCCGCTTCAAGTGGTGCGGTACTTGAGAAACCTAAGCGTAATCGCCGTAAGAGCGATTGGCTCGACAATGGAAGCATTTGGTAATGTCAGTTGATGATGGAATTACGGCAGATGAGAAGCGCATTATGTTGCGGGATCTCAAGGAAGCCTATTACAGCGGTGCGACTCGAATTCGCTTCAGAGAACGTGATGTTATCTACCGTTCATTAGCTGAGATGGCTCAGGCCATTGATCGTCTTGAGGGTGAAATTAGCCCAAGTAAAAGACGTGGCAATAGAACTTCATTCGCAAGCTTCAAAAGCGGACTGTAAAAAATATGAACACTCTTGATGCAATCATCGGGTATTTTAACCCGACTGCTGGCGCTCGCCGTGTCAAAAACCGCAGAAATATGGAACTGTTTGAGCAACAGCGTTCATATGAAGCGGCTAGTAGAGCTCGACGTGCGCGCAACTGGTCTTCAACTTCGACAAGTGCTGATGCTGAAATATCCGGTGCGTTGTCTTTATTGCGCGATCGCTCTCGCGAGCTTCGTCGAAATACGACAATTGGAGCGTCTATTATCAATAAACATGCTGATTATATCGTCGGCACTGGTATTCGTCCCCGTTTCAAGACAGGGAAACCAACTCTTGATAAAGCTCTGCAGGAAGCGCACGATCGATGGGCAGAAAAAGCTCATATCAACGGTGAAATGACTTATTACGGCATTCAGTATCTTGCCTGTCAGGAAATGGTTGAGGGTGGGGAAGCGTTTGCAGTTAAACGATATGCCCCTAAAAAGGATCTTAAACCGCGTAAAGCAGGTCGAAAAGTTTTGGTTGATATACCTCTTCGTATCGATTTGCTTGAGTCAGATCACGTCGATGAATCAATCGATAAAGTAAATGGCTCGAATACCATTACTTCTGGTATCGAAGTCGATAAAAATGGCGCTCGTGTGAAATACCACATGTTCAAGGGGCATCCCGGCTCCGGACAGCTAAAAGATACATCTATCCAGACTATGCCGGCTGAAAATGTGGCTCACCTTTACGATCCTCAAAGAGCTCAGCTACGTGGTGTTCCATGGCTAACGCCTTGTATGGTTGAGATCAAAGATCTTCATGAATACAAACAGGCTGAGAACGTCCGGAAGAAAATTGAAGCGTGTAATGTGGCCGTTGTCACATCAGGTGATGATCCAAACGAAGATCCACTTGGTGCTGATGAAGGTGACGGTGAGTTAGTAGATGCAGATGGCAATCTCATCGAGCGCTTTGAGCCGGGGATGATCGCTTACTCACGTGGTGGCCGTCAGATTCACTTCAATACTCCAGCTGCAACTGTTGGAGTTGAACAGTACCTTCGAACTTGCAAAATGAGCATTTCATCAGGTGCAAGAATTCCTTACGAGCTTGCCACAGGTGATTACGGACATGCAAATTTTGCGTCCGGTAAAATGGGCATTCTTGGTTATAAAAAGTTCGTAACGAATTTCCAAAAACATACCTTTATTCCGCGTTTTTGCCGCCCAATTGATGAGTGGTTTATTCAAGATGCTATGTTCCAAGGGATTATCCCTGACAATGTAGACGTTAGAATTGTCTATGATTTGCCAGAGTTTGAGACAATTAATCGCCTTGAAGATGCCAAAGCCGATCTTGCTGAAGTTAGGCTTGGTAAGCGCTCACCACAACAAATCATAGGACAGACAGGCCGAGATCCGGTCAGCGTACTTGATGAGTTTGATGAGTGGAACGCAATGATAGATAAGCGATCGCTTGTATTCGATTCCGATCCTCGAAAGATGTCGGCAAATGGTCAGTCTCATGATGCGTTGAATGCGGGTGAGCCTGACGAAAATCCTCCCAAGAAAACTGAAGGAAAAGGTGATGATTAATGCATACATCTAAAACCACTTCAGCAATGGTCAAACCAGCATACGGTGCTTACGAGCTAAGAGCCGAGACTTTCAATGCTGATGATCGAACTGTTGAAGTTATCTGGGCAGCTGGTGAACGTGTAAAGCGATACGATTGGGATATTGGCCCTTATATCGAAGAGCTTTCAATGGAGCCTGAAGCGATCCGCATGGAGCGCTTTGAGACAGGTGCGATGTCTCTGCTTAACAATCATGACTCGTATGACATGGAATCCCGTTTAGGGGTTGTCCAGGCAGGGTCTGTTCGCATTGAAGGCGGTAAGGCATATGCCACCGTTAAAATTTCACGAAATGCACGTGGTGAGGATCTAATCCGTGATCTTCAGGACGGCATGCCATTCCCGGTCAGCGTAGGCTATCGAATTCACGCTTACGAAGAGACCGATGGGAATGATGAAGCATTACCGGTTCGCTTGATCACTGATTGGGAACCATTCGAAATATCAGCTTGTCCCGTACAGGCTGATGCCAAGGCGCATTCACGCTCTGCCGATTTCGGCCAAGCTGAGAACGAGTGCAAAATAACCCGCAATTCTGCGGAAAATTCTACTGTAAAGGTAAACAAGATGAATAAATATGATTTGGCTCGTTCTTATAACGGGGATCAACTGACAGCATTTGCGATGGCTTTTGGCCTTGAGCGCGCAGCGGATGAAGCTGATGATGTTCTATCTGCTCGTCTTATTGAAAAATTCGACGTTGAAAAACGTGCTGCTGAAGATGCTGCTGCGGCGGCTGAACAAGCGGCTACTGCTGAAGCAGAGGCTGCTAAGGCTGCTGAAGAGGCTACTGCTGAAGCTGCTCGTAACGCAGGTTTCACAGGCACTCCAGAAGAGATCCAAGCTATGGTCTCTGACGTTGCTGCTCGTGCTGTTTCTGATGCCGCAGAAGCAAACACTCGCAAGGAAAATGAGCGCCGTGAGGCAATCAATAACCTTGCTGAACGACACGGCAAGAATATCGAAGGCTTGGATGAAATGCGGACTGCTGCCATCGCAAACGGCCACACACATGAACAGTTCCGCGATGCAATGTTTGAAAAAATTGCGGAAATTGCAAACCGCGCACCGGCAAGCTTTGCTCGTGCATCAGGAGGCTCAAAAATGCAAACTCAACGCCGCGATGCAGCGGTATCATATCTGCAACAGCGCGCAAACCGTACTGAAATGACGGATGAAATTCGCGAATTCCGCGGTTGCTCACTAATTGACTTGGCACAGCGCGCATTGGGCTGGGCTGGAGTTGATACAAACGGCTTGACGAAGCATGAAATTGCTAAACGTGCTCTTTCAACTGGTGATTTCCCAATCATCCTATCAAACCTTGCTGGTAAAACTCTTGCAGCAAGCTATGCAGCGGCTCCTAAGACATTTGAAGCGTTCACACGCTCAATGAACATCAGCGATTTCAAGCCTCGCTACATTATCCGCAAAGGTCTTGCTCCTCAGCTACAGCTGAAGAATGAGAACGGCGAGTACAACTATGGTAACTTCGCTGAGTCAAAAGAGCAGATCTTCCTGAAAACTTACGGTATTGCCGTTCGTATGACACGCGAAATGCTTGTTAACGATGATCTTGACGCATTCGTTGGCCTAACTGCTGAGTTTGGTCAATCTGCTGCTACACTTGAAAGTGATATTGTCTATGGTCTCCTGTTGAGTAACCCGCAGTTGATGGAAGATAATACAGCGGTATTTGCTGCTGGTCACAACAACCTTTCAACCGGTGCTGCATCTGCGCTTTCTGCGACATCTCTATCAGCTGCTAAAGTGAAGATGTCAAAACAGAAAGATCTTGATGGCGACACTACTCTGAACTTGTCTCCAAACGTGTTGGTAATCCCACCAGAATTGGAAATGACTGCAGAGCAGTTGATGACTTCAATCACACCAAATGTATCTGGTGAAGTTGTTCCTAAGTTCATTCCATCGCTTGTTCCTGTAAGTGAGGCTCGCCTTTCAAACGGCATCTCCAAGCAGAAGCAAATTGGTGTGAACGTATCTGGTTCAGCAACAGCCTGGTACATGATGTCTAAGCAAGTTGACAGCATTGTAACTGCTTACATGGACGGTCAAAGCGGTGTTTACACTGAAGAAGAGCTAGACTTCGACACTGATGGTGTAAAGATTAAAGCTCGTCACGACTTCGGCGCTGCATGGGGTGACTATCGCGGCTCCCACAAGTCAAACGGCGCAGCTTAATAGCTCTGCTACTGTCTAACTAATTAGAGGGGCTTCTGCCCCTTTTTCTATTCAATTTTTCATAAAGGAATATGAAATGAAAACTTTCGTACAAACAGGCAGCATCCTGACTTTGACAGCACCTACTGGCGGTGTCACAGGTGGTCTTCCTGCAAAAGTTGGCTCAATCGTTGCCGTTCCAGTTAACTCAGCCTTAGAAGGTGAACCTTTTGAAGGTCAGGTTGATGGTGTTCACAATCTCGTAAAAGCTACAGGCTCTGCATGGGCTGAAGGCGATGCTATCTATTGGGATAACACTGCTAAAGCTTGCACAAAAACTGCGACAAGCAATACAAAAATTGGTGTGGCTGTTGCTGCTGCAGACTCTGCCGATGTTGAAGGTCTTGTCCGTCTAAACGCGGCATTTTAAGGTCTGATTAAATGAGCATTTTCAGCCGTCTTGATAAAGTTGTTTCCAGGACGGCTGATCGCATCAACAGCATCACTGTCTGTTTGATCCCTATTTTAAAAACTCCGAATGGTCGCGGTGGGCAAGATCCTAACCGGGATATGCTTACCATCAAGGGCATATTTGATTATGTCTCTGTTGAGCATGGTTTGGAGCTTGGTGTTCGGAAAAGTTACCGCGAAGCAAACGATCTGCGCGCATTGCAGAATGGTCGCGATCCTCAAGTCTCCCTTGACCGTCTTTACTTTGAAGAAGGCGTTGATGAGCCGAGACAGGGTGATCTGATCAACTTCCCGAACAATCCGGAGCTTCCTGATTTCGAAATCATTTCTACGCATAGAGATGGTCTCTCACGGGTTGTTGTTAAACTAGCGCATAAAGGTACCCAGCGATGAGTATGAACCGTCTTATACTGCGTCTTGCGGCTGTGAGCGCACTAAATAATTTTATGACTGAGCCTTATCCAACCTTGGCCGGTCCACACATATTTGACTCAAAAATTGAGCCAGTAGAAAATTCTGAGGAAGACAAATCTTTCCCTCTTTGCGTGGTCTATAGCGATTACGATAAGAATTCGTGGAAGATGTTTTCGTCGAACATGGACAAGAGAACGATCACTATAACGTTCGAAATCCTAGTTGCCACAATTGAGGATGAGGGGGAATATTTTAATATCTCGTCTCCTCAGACCGATAGTGAACTTGAATCAGCTCTCGATATTTTCGAAAGCCAGATTTATGAAGCATTTAACGCAGATAATTCTGCTGCGAATTGCATGAAATTTCTAATTAATGGCGTCGAGTCAACCATTTCAAGACGTGGCGCCACGGTTGAGAGCGGTCAGAGACTTGCTGCAAGGCAAGTGACGATCGAGTGTGACGTCCATCGAGATTTCTCATCGGGTGCTATTCCTGAGCCGATTGAAGCGTTTCTTCAGGATCTTGAGAACAGCGCTGATTATGGAGATCGAGTGCAGGAGTTTCGTGACTTGTATGCAGCGGGTTCGTCTGGCACAGATATGGAACAGGCAATGCGGGTTGGTGGTTTCTCGAAAGAGCTAGGAGCAATTCTTGGTCTCCAGCGTGGTGTTCAAGCGGTTATGACTACGCCAATTCAATGGATTGATACAAACACAGGCGGCTCTCTCTAATGGATATTCAGCGCGTATTTTCAGCGTTGATTAACCGAATTGAGCAGCTTGAAGGTGTTGTAAACCAGCAAGACAGGCGTATCAGCAATATGATGCGTGAAGGTACTGTTACTGAGGTTGATCACGCAAAAGGTGTCGCTAAGGCAGACATCGGTGGGTTTGAAACAAAAGAGATCCCTTGGGCTCAGCGCGCGGGGGAAATTAAAGAATGGAACCCTGTCTCGGTCGGTGAGCGAATTCTTGTGGTTAACCCTACTGGTGAGGTCGGAAACGGCATAATCATGCCAGGCGGCTTCAGCAAAGAGTTCGGTCAAAACCATGACCAAGGTGCTCAATACCGTCAGACAATTGGCAGCGCGACGATCACATCAAGTGGTGATGGATTGGTAATCGTGGCCGGTGGTGTGACGTTCACATTTAACGGCTCTGGTTTCACTCAAGATGGTGGAGCTGTAACACATGATGGCAAGAACATTGGCAAGGATCACAAGCACAAAGAGGTTATGCCAGGTGGCGGTATCTCTGGTGACCCTGTCTAAAACTCAGAATTTTATTTCGAGAATAGGAGCCTCAGATGGCACAAAAGATTAAATTTTATGCAGCAAAAGCTGGTTTTATCGAAGGCATTCACCACGCGAAAGACGCTGAGATCCTTCTGACTGAAAAACAGGCAAAGTATTATCTGATTGCTGGTAATATCTCACGATCAAAATCAGTTGCTAAAACGGTGAAAGCTGTTGCGAAAGAAGAGCCGAAAAAAATGGCGCCGGCCAAAGCTCCGAAAGAAGATAAGGGCGAATAATGCCAAGTGTGGGAATTCACCCTGAGACCGGCAAGGTAATTGTCGGATGGGAGCGAACAAGCGCTTCCTTGGTGAAGTGCATCACGACAGAGTTGAGATCCCGTGTTGAAAGACGAGATTTTGGTTCTAACGTGCCAAATCTGCTGGATAAGCCTCAGAATGATGAGGCTGTGATGGATTTCTACATGGCTGTTGTTGAGGCGATCGAACCACGATTTGTTAATGGTCGGGTCTATGGCGAACCATGTTTCGAATTGTCAGATATCAGCTTGGATCTGTCAGATATAGCAAACCCGGTCATCGCTCTAAACGGCGTTGAATATCCTGACGCTCACCTTGGGGATTTTACCAAGGCGAGAAAGCGTAGGCTCGATCTGAGCGATTACTTCCAATAGGCCGCGGCCATAACATTCTAAAGGAATATCTGAATGGTTGATGTCATTGATCTGGAATTGTTGCCTGATCCTGAAATCCTAACAACTCTCGATTTTGAGGCTATCTTTGAAGCTAAGAAAACAAGAATTGCTGCGAATTTTGCTACATACGGCATTGATTATAATGTTGACGGTCTTGAGACAGACCCGGCCATAATCATCGCTGAGGCTCAATCTTACGATGAGTTGATGCTTTACGCACGAACAAACACTGTTGCTCGCTCACGCCTATTGTATTACGCGACAGGCGGCAATCTTGACCAGTTGGTGGCCGGTGAGGTCACCCGCTTGGCTGGTGAGACTGATGCTCGTCTTAAAGAGCGCTATATTCTGTCTCGTTTAAATCGTGCGGAAGAGCGTTATAAGTTTGCTGCGATGTCTGCAGATGTGAATGTTGAAGATGTAGCGGCTTATGCAGTTAATGGTGGCCCCGCAGTTGAGGTGGCAATCCTGTCTGCGATCGACAATGGTGTGCCATCAGCTTCAATGCTGGCCGCGGTATCAGCTGCGATCGAGAATGACAGTGGGCGCAGTATCAATGATGTAGTGACAATTACATCTGCTATTAAGACATCGGTGGATCTTGAGGCTAATGTTTGGCTGTTGAGCGACACTGATCAGTCCGTCATCGATGAGCTTGGTGCATATGTAATCAGTGCTTGGAATACTTTGAGCGTAATGGGTCTTGACCTCGTGCCATCTTGGGTGACAGCACAGTTGCAAAGAACGGGCGTTCAAAGAGTTGAACTGGTCAATTTTGACAGTGTTCTACCGGCTGCGGAGAATGAAGCGATCGCTATTAACAGCGTTACAGTAAACTTCATGGGCCGTGATTACTGATGACCACTTCTGTACTCCCGGTTAATTCATCAAACTTCGAGAAGGGGCTTGATGATGCGCTAGATCTGCAAGCGACCTTCACAGGTCCGATTGATGAGATAGCCAATCTGAAAACAGCGAGACCTATTCCTGATGGTTTTGGTCCGTTTTTAGTGTGGGAAGAGGGCTTGGGCAAGATATCCAAGTTTTTCAACACCTATGCTGAGATCCTAGATAATGGGTTTATCTGGCGTGAGCAGCGTGAGACACCTCAAGGTGTGATGACTGCATTGTCATGGATTGGCTATGTGTCACCAGTTCTTGAAGATCAAAATTTAGGACGCTTGAAATGGAACCGATATCAAATAGATATGGGGCAACTTCCAAGTGATCCTGAAGTCGAAGGTTTAAATGACGCTGAATATCTAGCTGATATCTCTGACAATGTGCGGGATGTCTTCTTTCGCGGCTATCACGGTTACGATGTTCGTCCACTGATTACCAGCGGCGGCAAAGCTAGTCACAATCTGGCATCAGGAATTTCTGGTGTGACAGTTGAGGGTGGCAGCACAATTTGGAGTCATGGCGATAGTCACTCGATTTCCGGCACTGCCACGGCGACTGAGAGACAAACTTTGGGTGTTGATTATGTCCAAGGTCAAGCTATCACATGGACAAACATCCCGTGGAATGCACCCGGTATTTCTTGGAGCGGCATTCAGGATGTTTCTGCTTTTAAAGCGTGGTCTATTCTTCGTCGTGACGCCTATATCGTATTCTTTGATGCTCTCGATGAGGTTATTGGCGCAAGACGGGTGGGGACTTGGAAAAGCCTTGTTTCCGAAAGCGGCGACAATGCCACGATAAAATTCGAATGTCGTACCGGATTCGGTGATGGAAGCGGCAAAACGGTTGCTTCGTGCGGAGTATTGTTCTTCGCTAGTAATGCGGACGCTACAAAGCCTGGTCGCCAATGGCTGGAGCCTGAAGAGATATCAATCTCGGATGGTCTGACTGTACTGGAAGCGACAGCGGGAAAAACGGCATTCTCTCTGGGTCTCAGAGAAACAATTCGGGTTAAGCTCGAATTTGATTTAACTATTTAGAGGTAAAGCATGTCCAACTTTAATGTTTTTGACACAGAGCTGCATCCTGACCGGGCTGATATATACGACCGCACTGATGGGAAACCAGATGTTGACCGCGTGTACTTTCCGGAAGACCAGTTCGTGCAGGGCGCAGACCTCAATGAGTCGGCCACTCGTGAAGCAAATAAGCGTAAATCAATTGGTGACTTGGTGGCCTCAGAGGGTGACAAAATCTCTGGCGCTGAGGTTATCATTAATGCAGATTTGCAAACTGTTACTATTACCGAGGGCCAGATCTACTCAAACGGTTCTGTAATTGATGTTCCAGCAGCTGTACTGATCAATGTGCCAATGGTTGGCTCGGTCACAGTTGGTTACGCGATCGATGTTCAAATTATTGATCATGAAGATGATGCGGATTTCCTTGGCTTGCATTCAGGTACTCCTGGATATGAAGAGCCGGGTGCTGTTAGAACATCTCGCTCAGTTCAATGGTTGCTGAATACATCGGTTACGACTGAAGAATTCTATCCATTTGTTGAGATTAAGAATGGCGAAGTCGTTGCTCAGGATGAGCCGGCCACATTGACAGGTGTTAGTCAGCAAATTGCTCGATATGTGACAAACTCCGCAGGTAACTTCATCTCGGAAGGGTTCAACGTAAGTGCATTGGGCTTGACGGGAAATGACCAGACATTCTCAGTTAAAGCTGGTGTTGCTTATGTGAAGGGTTTTTACGTCTATCGCAAAACTGATAATCGCTTTCTTCAGCTTGAAGACCCAGAGCTTCAAACTGTATCTGCGGAGCCTCAGACGTTTGTTGATGATGGTGGGGGTAATTCAGTAATAACGCTTAACAACAGTCCAATTAAGGCTGTTGAACAGGTAACCGTGACCAAATTACAAGCGGTTACAATCAGTCGTGGTCCGGTTGATGAGGACGATGATCTAACGGCAAATGGTGTAACGGATATCCTGAGCGTTGTTCAGGGTGCGACCACCTATGTCGAAGGTACAGATTATGAGCTTGTTGGCGATAAGGTCAGTTGGATAAATGGTGGTTCAGCTCCGGCATTTGGCTCAACATATGATGTGAACTTCCATTATCTGGATGAGGTCACGCCGTCAGTTATCACGAATGATACAATTACCGTTTCAGGCGGCGTAGATAATGAGCAAATGTTTGTTCGGTACAAATACGCTCTGCCTCGCAAGGATTGCCTGTGTGTGGATGCTGAGGGCAATCTGTCGTATTTGAAAGGTATCTCGACATCTCGTTCGCCATATCCACCTGCAGTTCCAGAAGAATTGCTAAAAATATGTGAGATCCACAACGACTTTGCGGGTACTCCATCTGTTGTAAACAACGGCACGAGAAACGCTCCGTTTGATGAAATCAGACGTTATTTCGATCTTATTATCGACACTCGTGAGCAAACTCTCCGTAATAGAGGTGCGCAAGGCATCGCTGTTCGCTCGCAGGGGCGTCCAGATGGCTCTTTCTCTGACCCGTTGATAGATGATAGCGGACAAGACCTCGGCGCCACTCAGACGACTGCTGTATTCGGTGGAGCTATTCAGCTTCCAGTTACTCCTACGTTCGTCGAAGTTGACATGGGCGCAACGCAGCTACTGGACTTTACTGAAGAGCTTAATATCTCTCAGGATTTTGAAACTGCATGTGAGAAGATTAATCCATACCAGGTGTTTAGTCCGCTTCCTGCTATTCTGACTATTAATCCTGCTCAGGATTTCTGGACGGAAACTCAGCAAAATCCAATCTCAGAGATTACTCGCGTATTCGGCTTTGGTAATACTCAGAGAACTGTATCAAACGAAATATTCGAAAGCTCAGAAAGCGAGCGAATTGAGAATCTTCGTCAGATCCAAATCGCGTACACAATTGAAGACTTTGGTGCTGGTGAAAATCTTGCTTCATTGACGTTCGATGGTGTTGACTTGACCCCGGACCCGGTTGTCTCTGCCGATGCTAACGGCTTATTGACAGGGACA